CTCAGTAACTTCTGTGTCGTCTGCGTCAGCAGACTTGATGTCACGGTTGTCCATGTTCTGAGGGATGGTTGGTGAGTTCTGCACAATGTCGTCAACCATTCCTTCTGGTTGTTCACCAGTCCCGTTGCATACGTCGCAAGGAGTGTCGAACTCTTCGTTCGCTGTGTTGGTTTTCTTACCAGTTCCAGCGCAAGCAGTACAAGCCTGAATTGCGTCGTACACTTCTGTAGGTGAACCTTCTGGCTCGGTCATAGTTGCCTCGGTGTTGATGGCATCCTTTTCAATGTCTGCCATAGCAGTACCTTTCACTAATTTGCCCTTAACGGACTTTGCAAGTTCTATTACGCAACTTGGGTTTGCTGGGCGGTCAACGAGTGACACCTCAACGATTTTTCCTGAACGAATCATTCCACCTGGGGCATCGGCTGATTTTTCAACGCGAGCGCCTTTAATTCCAACACTGAACCCGGTGTAAATACCTTCTTCGACCAGACGAGCTGCTTCTGAGTCAACAATTTTGGCTTCAACAATGTAACCAGTTCCCGACTGCTCCATCTCCATAGCCTTGCCGATTGCTTTTGACTGGTGCATTTCACGAATGTTGCCAATGGCAAACCATTCTGGCATTGCGGTTTTTAACCACTCAGGGTCGCAAATTTGCTCATCAAGGTCAAGGGTTGCGTCTGTTGCAAGACCTTTTACTCGAATGTAGCCATCTTCGCCACGCTTTGCAGTTAATCCGCCAAAGTAGGCGTAGGTAATGTCTTGGGCCATTGTATTATTCTCCTGTTGAGGTTGTTGGATCGGGTACAGTGCATTGGCAATTAGGGTGAGCCGGTGGGTAAGCATCACCTATTGTGTGTTCGCCTTCTTCTGATAAACAAATATCACAAGCACCTTCATACGTCACCCAAGTCCAAGTGGTTAGACCTGCGGCTTGGTATGAGTCAATAACGGCTGCGTTGTACGCTCGGTTTGTTTCGGTAACAGCAATCATGTCTGCGCGAGCAGGGTCGTTAATAAGACTGTTAATTGAATTACTTATTTCTGATTGTGAAGCATTTGAAGCCATACCGTTTGTAATGGCATCAACAATTCTGCTTAATGTGGTTCCTTGAATTGCCTGAGCGTCAGCGTCGGCTTGGTCAAGAATCCCTTGCAGTTTAGTTCCCACCTGAATAGGCGGAAGATTTATTGCGTTGGCAGCATTTGTAAGTCCAAGCGTTGATGCTTCTGACTGTAATGCTCCAATAGTGCTACCAAGTTCGCCAGAAGAAATTGTTACGTTGTGCTGGATTGCTTGTTCTGCAATTATTCGTAAGGCAGAAATGTCTGCCCCCATAGTTGGCATTGCAGCAAGAGCTTCTTGTATTGCTTTTTCAACACCAATAAATCCTGCGGCAATAGCGGCTGCTATAAGTGCGCGGTATTTGTTTTCAATCTTTGACTTACCCTGTTTTCCGGGAAGGTCGTTTACTGAACCCCTTTTAGTAAGTGAACCTTTTGGGGTATCAGTTATCTCACTGTTCACGATGTTAGAAGCCCACTCGTAAATGTTCTCAGGCATTGGTGTAGCGCCCTTAACAATGAAGTACGCCTGTTCGTTAAGGTTGTCAGCGAGTTCTGCGTCAAATGTGGTGAAATCAAATGCTCGCCAGTTGCCGCGCTTGTGGCGTGACTTGACAAAGCGACCAAAATCTTTTAGCTCTTCGGTCATTGCTGACTTCTGATCCGCAGGTGCGCCAACGGCAGGAATGTCTTTGCCTACCGAAGCCTTCGGCGCTTGGCTTTCACTGATATCAGTTTGTGACCCACTTTGACTGACTTGTATTTCGGTGTTTTCTTTTTCTTTGCCGTCACTAGGTTCTCCTGCCTGTCCGGTTGTCTCACCGGCTTCGTTGACATTCAACATTCCCTTTAAGAACAAAACTGTATTACCAGCAACGATAAAAGGCTCATCTGCTTCTGGCATATCGTAAAGGTTCTGACCAAGTTCACCCTGTACGTCGTTTAGGGTTTTCTGACCTGAGAAAAGTGAAACTTGAAGTGCTTGTGCGCGTTGGCGTTCGTCAAGAGATGATTTAAGGTCGTTAAGTACAAAGGTTACGTTTTTGCTTGCGTTGAGGTAGCGACGTGAAAGAGAGTTAATACAACCAACAACATAATCTTCCATTGGTTTTGTAGATACGGTTTCAACGTTTTCTTGTTCGCCTTCAAAAGCGCCCTTACCACCACCGAGTCCGGCACGCGCCACGACTCCAAGAGATGAAGGAGAAACACCAAAGATAGATGCAACGCGCTTAATGATGTATTCGTCGTAGTCAGACTTGAAGCGGTCAGCCATCTCTGGCATAGCAACAGGATCGAACCCATCTGGCAGTACCTTGATGCGGTGACGCTCTGAGGTGTTGCCGGTTAGACGACCATTGAGAATACGCTCAAACTCTGCCAGTTTGTGAATGTCCAACTCCTGAGAGTTAGTCTTCATAAACGTCATTGGCATTGAGCCGTTCTGGTATTCAGAGTTCATCCATACTTGACGGTTCAAATAAAGCGAAGCGGCTGGGATTGCCTCTTCAACTGGTGAGTAGCCGTATGGAGACCATGTGCGACGGTTCTTAACAAAGACTGAGAGTTGGTCGGTGAGGAATTCTTTGTCGCGACCTGTGCCTGAGTAGAACTCGCCGTCTGCGTCTGGTGATGCAATGAATTCTCCGCGTGGAAAACCCCACAAGACTTGCTGGTAGGCAGGCTGTGGTGGGTGAGGGATGTCACCTCGGTTGTCAAGAAGAATTTTTATAGTCGGTGCGTCAATTACGTCGAAACCTAAAACGTTGCCCTTAAAGTTGTAACGAGGATAGACACACCACTGGTCGTAAGTAAAAATCTGCCAAAGTGATTCGGTCATCCATTCAGAGAATGTGCGGTCACTAGAAACGTAAGGATTTTCCCAGAATTCATTAAGGCGGTTAATTTCTTCGCCGAACTTTTCGCGACCAATCAAAGCTGCTTTAGCGTGTGAAACGTTTTGTTCTTCCATGATGCTTGAAATAGCGGCATCTGAAAGAGTCCATGAACCCTGTTGTTTGATAATGTCACCCACGCGGATCTCAATGGCGCGGTGAATGATGTCGCATTGTTCAGCAAGTGAGTTAAGAACTTGAAACGGAACCTCGGTCTGTGTGAGGTTTAAGTTAATTGCAGTCTGGTATTCGTACTTACGAGGTAGAGCGCGACCTGAGTCGTCAAGTACTACGTCAATCGGTGCAGGAAGTAGTGGAGCTGCTGGGCCGAGCATTGCTCCGAAGCCACCGCCGCCTTCAACAAATCCAGGGCGAGGCATTGGAGTTGCTTGTCCGATGGTCGTTACGATTCCTTGACCTGCGGTTGACATTTCGTTAGCCGCGTAGGCAGAATTATACGAACCGCCTCCAAGAGGTGTAGAGGCCATTCCAGCCTTTTGTAATTCAGCAACAATTTCCGCAGCGAGCGTAGTCTTGTTCTTTCGCTTGAATAGAGCCACTTAGTGTCCTCGGTGAGATGGGTTGATGCCTGATGAGTATAACTGCGCTTTGGATTCTCTTAATAGAACCCCACAGTGTTTACAGCCAAACGAATCAACCTCATTGGGTTGTCCACACGCGCCACAAGGCGGTGCGAGTTGTGCAAAAAATCTATCAGCCGAAGAACCGGTAGCGAGTTTTAACTCCGCTAGGGCGTGAACTAAAGCGTCAAGTCGGTCTGGTGAGTATCCACTATCAGGAAGCCAGCCGGTCATTTGATCTTCTAATACTGCAAACTCTCCAACGTGCGATACGCGGCCTTGCTCGTAGAGCGCAGCAATCGGTTCGGCGCGGAGTCTTTTACCTAGTTTTGCCACAATCCCTGAGTAAGGAATGGTTGGGTCAACTGATCTAAGCGTTAATTCGACCATATCGCCACCTTGATTCTTTTCGGCAACAATTCGGTCAGCATTAAATTCGTTAAAGGCTTTTATAGCCCGATTAGCCCACCCAGAAGGAGTATCGCGACAACTGCGGTCAGCCAGAACATACGCTCTGCCATCTTCGCCTTTTGCAACTACGACTATTCCTGTTTCGTCGGCATTTTCGCCCGACGTGGTGGCTGGGTCAACTGCTACTACAATCCTGACCAACTCTGGGGCTTCTTTCACCCTTGTAGAGTCAATCATCTCCAATGTCCATAGGGCATCGGGGTTGTCAGTTAACAATTCACCGTAAAGTTCCTGTCGTCCGATACGAGTTCCCTCATAACGGTTTCGCAATTCAGCGAGCGCAGCCTCAGACAGGTTAGCTGCATTATCAAACGTACTACCTCTGGTGACGACTAC